AACTCGGATCCATCCCAGAGGCTTTCTCTGAGGGTATGTCCCAGCTGTGCGAGCTCCATGGTAGGACAGGTGTTGGAGCAACTGGAGAATACTTGCCAGCTGATATCGACCGCCAAGTTGGGCTCGGAGTACTCGGTCTCGCCAACCTCCTCCGTAGACACGGTGTAACATATAGAGAGTTTGGTGATGCTTTAGAAGCAGTTAATAATAAAGAGCAGAAAGAGGTTATACCATTTGATCCTCTTAATCTTGCTAATGCTTTGAAAAAAGGTATAGAACAAGCAGCACAAATAGCAAGAGATAATAATATGGTACGTGCCTTTGCTATAGCACCTACTGCCTCCTGTTCATACAGGAGTGAAGATCTGGATGGCTTTACAGCTACGCCGGAAATAGCACCACCTATAAGCCGGACTGTTGATCGCGATAGCGGTACTTTCGGTGTACAATCTTATAACTATGGTGATGTAGAAATTGCCAGTGAAGTCGGTTGGGATGCTTACAAAAAAGTGGCAGATCAACTGATGATTATGTATGAAAATACGGGACTTCTTCACGGATACTCATTTAACTCTTGGAGTGATGTTGTAGCCTACGATCGTGGATTCGTGGAAGAGTGGCTGCTATCACCGCAGACCTCCCTTTACTATTCCCTGCAAGTAATGGGCGACACTCAAGATAAGACCGATGCGTATGCAGCATTAGATCAAGGCGAAGTCGATGATTACTTACAGGATATTCTCGGAAACGAGCCTGTAACCTGTGACTGTCAAGAATAATGAGAACACATCCTTATGATAAATTATTGGGCCGTAAGCGTAAATGGTCCCCCGTAAAACCCACCGTCGGAGTATTGAAAAATGGAGCAGAGGATACTATTAGGCGTGCGCTCTCAGCACGTCATTTGGAGTTACCTGTGGGTGCCTTTATTACGGAAGGGCTTGAAAAAACTGTTCCCGACAACGCTAGAAAACTACTAGAGGACAATGTTAAAGACGAAGAAAGACATGATCTTGCTCTCGGATACTATGCAGATGCCCTTGGTACAAATGAAAAAGATGAAAATGAAGGTAAGTTACTAAGAGATGCCTGGATTAAACACCCTGATCATACAATTACCAAAGCTTTGGTCGCAGCTTCTTCGTTCTACTCCCTATGTTTAGGTTTAATGGGGATGCTGCTTTGCGTACAATATCTGCTGATATTAGCCGAGACGAACAGATCCATGTCGGATCAAATACCCTTGTATGTGCTGAGTTGGGTCTACGTCCTTCTCCTTCTCTGGATAAACTTAGGAAGGCCACCATTAACTGGATTCTTCAGCCTCTAGGTGTAAATACTGCCGATAAATATTTGGACAAAAATTTTTGGCTGGATGCAAGCGATCGCTTAATGTATGAAGGGAAAGCCCCAGAGTTTTCTGAGACACAGCGAGCCCGTATGCCAGCGTTTTTCGAACATGCAAACACCAATTTACCCAAGTACGCTTAACATATATTCTGAGAAGCTTACAAAACTGGTTGAAGATTTAGAAACTAAGTTCCCTTTTCAACCAGTCCATCCTAAAGAGGAACTACCATCAATCATGTATCGCTCTGGTCAACAGAGTGTGGTACAATATATAAAGACACTATTAGATGAAATATAATGTGTTTATTTAGAACAAAAGTAGAGCAACCAAAAGGTCCGCCTCCTATCAAACCTTTGAAGGATGTTACTAGAGATTTACCAGGTGGTAAAGCAACTAGGGATCAAGATGATACTGCAGGGATAGAGTACGGAAGTTCAACTAAGAAAGGATCTCAAGCTCAAGCTCAAGGGGCAGAAGCATTGAGAATACCAGTGAATATGCCAGGACAAGCTGATAAGGGCGGTATAAATGACCCAGGTGGATCATAATGGCTTACGCACGTGAAAGGTATTCAAAACTTTCTGGTAATCGTTCGCAGTTTTTAAACACAGCTGTTGAATGCTCAGAACTTACACTACCTTATTTAGTACAAAGAGATACCAGTAAACCTAGAAATAGTAATCAGAATCTGACACAACCTTGGCAGTCAGTTGGAGCCAAAGCAGTAGTAACCTTAGCAGCTAAGCTAATGTTAGCAATGCTACCTCCACAAACTAGCTTCTTTAAGTTACAAGTCAGAGATGATAAGCTAGGTGAAGAAATGGATCCTGGTCTTAGAAGCGAACTTGATCTCTCTTTCTCCAAGATGGAAAGAATGGTCATGGATTACATCGCAGCTTCTAGTGATAGAGTTGTTGTCCATCAAGCTTTGAAGCATCTTATTGTTTCAGGTAATGCCCTAATTTTTATGGGTAAAGATGGTTTGAAACACTATCCATTACAAAGGTATGTTGTCAATAGAGACGGCAACGGTAACATCTTAGAGATAGTTACTAAAGAATTAATTAGTAGAAAAGTATTAGGTGATGAACTGCCTCCAAAAACACCGAATGATGTAAACGGTGATTACAGTTCAGATGAAGACGACGTAGAAGTATACACATGCGTTAAACTGGATGAAAAATCAGGTCGTTGGACCTGGCATCAAGAGGCTGAAGATCAGATCCTTAAAGATAGCCAAAGCACAGCGCCTAAGAATGCTAGTCCATGGTTAGTTCTTCGATTCAATACAGTAGATGGGGAGGATTACGGAAGAGGACGTGTCGAGGAATTCCTTGGCGATCTACGTTCACTTGACGGACTCTCTCAGGCACTCGTAGAAGGCTCTGCAGCAGCTGCGAAAGTTGTTTTCCTTGTATCGCCTAGCGCGACCACGAAACCACAGACTCTAAGCCAAGCAGGCAACGGTGCTATCATACAAGGTAGACCAGAAGATGTAGGTGTAGTACAGGTTGGTAAAACTGCTGACTTTGGTACAGCTGCACAACTTGCTCAACAGATAGAGCGGAGAATACTAGACGCTTTCCTTGTCTTGAATGTAAGGCAAAGTGAAAGAACTACTGCAGAAGAAGTACGTTTAACTCAGTTAGAATTAGATCAACAGTTAGGAGGTATTTACTCATTACTTACTGTTGAATTCCTTGAACCATATTTAAGGAGAACATTATTAGTACTACAACGTAGTAACCAAATACCTAAGCTACCTAAAAACTTAGTACGACCTAAGATTGTAGCTGGAGTTAATGCTCTAGGAAGAGGTCAAGATAGAGAAGCACTCACACAATTCATAAGTACAATTGCACAGACACTTGGACCAGAATCGTTGATGAGATATTTGAATCCTGATGAAGCTATCAAGAGATTGGCAGCAGCACAAGGGATTGATTACCTAAATCTTATTAAGACTCAAGAAGAGTTACAACAACAAGCAGCAGCACAAGAGCAATCAGCTGCTAATATGGAAGGTGTGAAACAAATGGGTCAGTTAGCTAACGCACCAATGTTAGATCCTACTAAGAACCCTGATGCAGCACAAGATTTCCAAGCTATTACAGGCGCACTATCAGGTGGTGATTCACCCGAAGAATAATTATGGCAGAAACATTAACAATTGATCCAACACCTACTGCAGAGATAGTAGGAGAAGAAGCAGGAGTACAACTAACTGCAGAAGAACAAGAGTCTCTAGAACTCGGTACAAAAATTACAGATCAGCAAGAACAATTACTTGCTGGTAAGTATAAAAATGCAGAGGAATTAGAGAGAGCATACGTTCAACTACAAAAAAAGTTAGGTGAAAATGGCGAAGAAGAAAAGCAAGAACCTCAAGCTGAAGATCAAGGTGAAGCGGAAGACGTGCTGCCGGAAGAACCTCAAGAAGATTCTCCGCAGTTGTCTCCGTCAGCTGAAGTAATTCTTTCAGCTTCAGAAGAGTTCGAAGATTCTGGAAATCTTAGCGAAGATACACTAGCTAAGTTCGGTCAAATGTCCAGTCAGGATCTAGTTAAAGCTTACATGGAAGTACAAAAATCAATGCCAGATAATATAGAAACACAGTCTAATGATATATCGGATGCTCAAGTTAACGATATAAAAAATGCAGCAGGTGGAGAAGAAGCCTATGCTAATATGGTTAATTGGGCTACTGATAATCTAGATCAACAATCTAAAACAGCATTTGATGAGATTATTAATTCAGGAAGTGTAGATGCTATTAAGCTAGCAGTGAATGGATTGAAATCACAGTATCAGAATGCTGTAGGTTATGAAGGTAGAATGGTAACAGGCAAAGCCCCGTCAAATACTAGAGACGTTTATCGTAGTCAAGCTGAGCTTGTAGCTGCGATGGGTGATCCACGTTACGAAAATGACCCTGCTTATCGGCAGGATATTATTGAAAAACTTGGTCGATCTGACAACTTACAATTCTAATGACAACACTCACTTTACAAGACAAATCCAATTGGAATAGATTTTGTGACTGGGTTACTAGCACCGACAACCGCCTCTACGTGGGGTGGTTCGGTGTCCTTATGATACCCGCACTCTTAACAGCAGCAACATGTTTTATCATCGCGTTTATAGCTGCACCGCCAGTTGACATTGACGGAATACGCGAACCAGTCTCAGGATCTCTACTCTATGGAAACAACATTATATCTGGAGCTGTTGTACCTAGTAGCAACGCTATTGGGATGCACTTCTACCCCATCTGGGAAGCTGC